CTACTAAAAGTCAATATCGTATATGTTTGAATATCCCAAAGGAATAAATCCCAAACATTCTTTGTATCCGAAACATCAGAATCTGCTAGATCAAAGGAATATGCTCTTGCTGTTCCAACTTTTATACCAGTTCCAGCGTTTGTATCTGATGGATTATGTCTTCTATTAAATAATTCAACAATATGATTATTATTTAAATTAAGACCAATAGCAGGAGTTCCCGAAACATTATTCAGTCTTAGTCTATTTCCCATAGTAAAGGGAACAGAAGATGTTGCAACAGTTCTAGTAGTTCTTGGTTTTGCTACATCTAGAATAGTTGTGGATGTTTTCTCAATATCATATCCACGAACATATGCTTTTCCGGGAGAAACCTTAATTGCTAAAAGGTCTTCTGTAGGTGTGTTTCCTTTCTCTGTAATTTGACCAGGGAAGAAAACCCCATCAGATCCTAAGCGATCATTAAGGGAATTTTCTACCTCAATATTGAAAGGATCTACAGCATAATTTCCAGATTCTTCAAAAGTTCTTTTAGCAATATACTCTTTAATTTCTGAATACTGATTAGTATCTTGAATTTTTTTAACTACACCATCAGATACTCTCAAGATTTCAACAAAATCTTTATCGTCAGTATCAGTTAATCTCTTTTTGGATAATTTTGTAGAAATTTGTAATCTATCTGCACCTGGTGCAGCATAGTTTGAGAATCCTCTGGCGTTATCATATAAAGAATTATCTGCCTGTGCATCAACAATTGACTCTGAAATTGACAGACCAACTCTATATGAAGGTGTATTAGAATACTGATCTAAAATTATAGTATCTTCAGCAACATTTACAAAATGTCCTCTAATATAGTAAATTCCATCAGAAATAGAAACAGCAGATGCAGTGAATGTTGCTTCCGAATTAATTAAAGTTGCAAAAGTATCGCCTGCGGATATTGTAGTATTTCCGTAAGTTACGCTATCTAAGGTAACAAGTGTTTCTGCGTCTGTAAACTGCGAAACATTAAATGCAGAGTCTGATGTAATATACTTAACATATAATGTATAGTCATCAGTTACAGACTCAGTATTTTTTATGACATTCTGAACTACTGCTGTAATTTGAGAGGTTTGTCCTTTGATTCTCTTACCGATTAACTGCTCAAGATATAAACCTACACTTAAACCAACGTGTGTTGGGTTAATTTTTACAGCATAATATGATGAGTTATATGATATATTTCCTGGAATTACGATAGATCCATCTTTAAAGATGTGATTACCAAATGATTTAATTTGGTTTTGTAATATTGACTGTAAAACACTCAGTTCTCTAGACTGAACTGGAAATCCTGGTTTAAAAAGAACCCTATAGTAATTACTATTGGGATCAAAGTCATCATAATATGGTGAAACATTTAAGTTTGTTTTTTGTGACATTTTAGAATTCCAGTACTATTTTGATATCTTCTTTTTGTCTTGGGTTTCTTGAGACACGAGGTCTATTATCAAGATAGATAATGTCCCCCGATCCTTTATTTATCTCAGGAAGAGCAATCCCGTTTGTGAATTGAGTTGCTAGATTTACATTTTTAGTTGAAGTAACTGCTGTCGTAATTCCAGTGAAATTTTGATCAATTGTTCCACTGAAACTATTTGTTGAAGTTACTGTTCCACCATCTTTCGAGAAAGCAACTTTTTTTGCTTCTGATAGAACACTCTTGGAATCTTTTTGATCATATGAACCAGCATTAAAATACAAACTTCTGTCTTGGAAGTATTTTAAAACCTGAGTTTCTGTATCATAAGAAGCAAGATATCCAGTTGCAGTTCCAACCCCACTAACAGTTTGGAAAATTCTATTTCCTGGATTTGCATCTTCTGCGTTCGAAACTGAGGATAATTTAAATCCACCAAGATTAGAAAACTGACTCTCTTTGAATACAGAAGATGCTGTTCCAACTCTACTTGGATTTTTTATGATTCCAATTTGTGCAAATCTTGTATCTAGTGGGAAATCTTTAGTAGATGCATCAAAACGAGCATAAACTAAAACACGGTCTGTTCCCAACTCTTCATATACATTATATCCATGTCCTCTTGATGGAGGAATAATTGGAATTAGGTGTGCAAATCCAGTAGCACCTGAGTTGATAGTAGATAAATCAACTCTTCCATAAGTATATCCATTTCCACCAGCAGAAACAGTTGCTGAGGTGATTTTGCCGCCAACTACATTGACAACTGCTTTTCCACCTACACCATCACCTAAAATATCCAATTCGGCGTCTGTAGTATTATAACCAGATCCCTGTTTTTCTACATAGATTTTTTTAATTTGATTCTCATTGATTGTAGAATCACCATTATCTCTAACTGAAACAATTTGTTGATCTGTTGTTGTTTCCCAATCATTAGGAATTGGAATATATTCAATAGAGTCAAATTTTATGATGTCACTAGGAGAAACTGTAAATAAGTATTTCCAAATATATCCATCTCCACTCTCACCTGCTCGTGATGGTTCCAAATCAACAAAGGTTGGTTCATCCTGAGAGAAGTTTCCTGTTGGATTTGCTTCTGAAGATCCGTTATCTATACAAACATATACTCTAAAGTCATTATTAATTACATAGTAATTTGCATCATATAATCTAGAAGAATTTGTTTGTGGAGATGGATTATCTAATCCATAATCATGCCTATACATTTCATAGACTGTCCCTTGCTTCCAGTCAACTCTCCTCACAAGTCTTCTAATATCATTTTTGGTAATTCTCTTACCAAAAATCATAGTATCTTTGACATGACTTAGGTAGTTTTTATTATCTATTGGGGAGGGAGTATTAGTATCCCATGTAGTAGATCTCCCAAACCCAACATTTGCGGAGGGATTCACAAGACTCAGAAAAACGTAATAAGAATTATTAGGATCACTAACAGAATCCACAAAATTCTCAGCGTTTAAAAGTCTAAATTGATCTGTAACAATCGCAGCCATATCGCTAGCTTTTTTCTATATTTATAAATGATTAACCAAGATCTTTTCTTAGAGATCCATTATCTCTAAGTCCAAAGTCTCTTCTTTGGATTGTTGGATATGTTGTCAGACCAGAGTTTACGGTAAATCCAGAAACTCCGATACCGATAGCAGTTGATCCTCTCTTGAATCCAGACAATCTACCCCAGGAGAATGATCCACAATATGAACCAGTTGTAGTTCCAATACCAATGTGATTGGTGGTTGAAAGAATATTTGCTGTTACAATTCCTGTAAGGTTTTGTCTGGTAAATGCATGAACATAGTATATATTATCCGCAAATGTTGTTCCAATACCAACAACAGCACTATCACTATCATCAATAGATGTAATTCCTGTGCCAACGGTCGTATTTGAAACCATAATTGGATAACCAACTTCTAAAGAATCAATAACTGATGTAGGTTCAAATTGTAAGTCGAATCTAACTGCTAGTGGATTACCACCAGTTCCAACACTAGTTGTGATACCAGTAATAATGCCACTATAACCAGAAACAAACTCAATACCAGCGATCAATTCATCTTGAACAACAGGTAGTGCTGTAAGTAAATCTGGAGTTGCTGTGGATGTATATCCAGAACCAGGATTAGTTATTGAAATAGAACTAATAGTTCCGCCAGCAGAAACTGTTGTAGATGCAATAGCACGAACTTGATCTTGATATAAACCAAAATCAAATGTTCTCACAAGTGTTCTGGTATTTGCTGGAGCTTTATTAAGTTCAATAGAATCTGTGCCAACTCCAATTACTGTGAATGTCTTGTCTATGATTTCCAGTGCTCCATCAAATGCTCTATTGAGGGAGTGTCCAACTCTAATTGATGATGGATCAATTCCAGTTATTACTGTAGATCCAATACCAACCGTTCCGACCTTATCTTTAATTTCTGGTTTAAAGATATCAGTTCCAATACCACCAATTGGTGTTGCAACAACAATAGTAACATTTGATCCAGGATCATATCCACTACCACCATCAACAATATCAATTGATGAAATTGTTCCAGCAGCAGATACAACAGCAGTTAAAGCACATGCAACAGGTTCTGGATTACCAGATACTAATAGACCAGAAACTTGATTGATAGTTATTGCAGATTCGTTTTCTTCATAATTGAAGAGTTGTGCAGAATCAACAAAAATTTCAGTGTCTGTTGAAGTGAAATCTTTAATTACCTTAGCAGTTGGGAAAACCATACCCTCTAAAGAATCTCTAGTTTTTGGTTGTGCATTATCACCAACCAATAGATCTCTCTTCTGCTTATTCCACTCAATAGGTTTATAATTAGTTTCATCAATACCATCACCAAGGTAAATTCCAGTTTCAATAGTATCTGCAGATATGATTGAAGATACAATTCTTGAATCTTGTGAAATTGTATTGACACTTAAGGAATCGTTTTTCAATACTCTAATTTCATCACCTGGTTTGATTGATTCATCAACATCAACTTCAACACTATCAACATCTCTAGTTCCTCTATAGAAGAATACATCAACTTTGTCTTCTTTCTTAGGTGGTTCATTGAATGAGAATGTTGTTCCACCATCAAATGTGTATGAGTTACCTGGTTCCTGCATAACACCATTAACATAAATCAACAGAATTGCATCAAAATCAATGAGAGAAGATGTTACATCGGAATTATTTTTTTCAAAACTGAGTAGTTGATTATTCTTGAATAGTGGGAATCTAGTTCTTATACCGTCTTGTCTAGATGCATTACTATCAATGTAATCAAATTCACCTAGTTGCCATGATGAGAATGAGTCATTAAACACTTCAGTGACAGTGAATTTAATCTCAGAAATAGGTGATGATAATCCTGCAGCAGTAACTAAACCAACTGGTTTGAATACATCACCTTTTCTGAATGAATAACCT